GTTGGCGTAAAAGTTTTTCTGCTTTTATTCTAGCCTCTTCTTGAGTTCTTTTAATAACTTTAGCTGCTTTTAAAAGGATATGGTGCTCATCATAAGTAGCAATGTTATGGGCAGACCAATAACTGCCTTCTGGTTTTTCAGATCCTAAAACATGTCTATTTGGTCTTTTACTAAAATTAACCTCAACAAGATTGTCATCATTGTCCCTACCATAACCAATAAAGCTTTTGCCCTGCTGATATACGGCAAAATTATAACTGTATTTCCACAACTTATAACCATTATGATCAAGAGCCCAAATATTTTGTTTGTTACTATCTTTTGATACTCCAGTAATAATAATATTATCACCATCTTGATTTGCAAATATTGTACCAAACTTAGTGTAAGGTATTTTAAATTCTACTTTCTCCATTGTTACCTCCTAGATTTATTAAATTCATGATCTTGAGCCTGATCCCAAACCTGAATAAATTTGTTTAACCAATTTTCTTGTTTATTAGTAAGAGAGGGGTGACACCTCATCTCATCTGCACTTGTTAAAACGCCTAAATTTTTTTGAGCACTTTGATCACCCCAGTTGTTATAAATATCAACTAACTTATTTACTGTATCCATTATTGCCTCCCTAAAAAATAAACCAATCTGCAAGTGCAACCAGACTTACAGGTAATGAAACAGCAACGTAGACCCACTCTTCCTTGCTCGCTAATTTAAGATCATTAATAATATATTTAATCATTTTCTTTCTCCTTACTTGTTAAATATTCTGTTGTATTGTTCTTTTGCAAACTTAGTAGCCTCATGCTCCCAAGGTGCATCATCATATTTTACATCTTTTAAATAAACTCCTAATTCTTTACCTTCCCATCTAACGTGCGTTTGATTGTCAGTAGACCAAACTCTTAATTGTAATCTGCCAGTCACTTGTTGTGCAACATGACAAAGTTCATGAGCAAGTGTTTGTAATTGATTAAACAAAGATTGCCCGTGTAACAAAGTAATTTTAAATTCTTTAGATGCTTTAGAACCATTTAATGGGATAGTGCAAGTGCCTAAAGTATTTGCTTTTAAAGTTGATTTTCTTACATGTATTTTGATTGATAAAGTATTTTGCAATCTTTTAGAAATACCAAGTCTAGTAAGATAAAGCTCAGTCATTTTTGCAAACTGATCTTTGTGAAAAGAGCAATCTCCAAAACCTGCATGTGCAAGTCTTGATAGTGATACTGATACTTTTAATTTTTTATTCTTTCTTCTTTTCATTTCTTTCTCCTAAAAATTAACTAATAAAATTGCTACACCGAAAACTAGTGCAGTTGATATGATTGATAAAAATAAAATAAATAACATTTTCTTTCTCCTTTATTTATACTATTTTATTACATTATATTACATAATACGCAATACTTATCTATTTTATGGCTAATTTCTGCGGTTTTTCGAAGACGCAAGAACCGTCTTCTGAGACCATTAATATGCGAATTCCTAATTCTTTTTGTTGTTTCGACGGTGCGCGTTTAATGAAATATCCTGCATGTGTTCCTGATTTTCTTTTGCTTGTTGATTTTACATCGACCATTAATATTTCTCCTTTATCATTTAATCCAATGAGATCGCATGGTCCTAACTTAGAAATATTATCGAAGACCCAGTATCCTAACTTTGTTAGATATTGAATTGCGTGCAGGTGCGATGCAAAACCTTTTTGATGTTTATGATCCATGTACCATGGTAAGTTTACCATTTTAGGATGTAATTCGTATTAATTATTTTGTTTTAGGAAACATTACACACTTACATAGCATAATTTGGCACGGCTCATGATCCATGGTTCAAGAAATCTCAAAACAAGTGTGGAAGTGTGAGGATAGCAAATTTAGTAGAGAATACTTAAGTTTTTTCCTCACATTTGTAGTGTGAGGCAAGTGTGAGGATGTAAGGATTGATTTTAAAAAATGGCAGATTTATTGGTTTTCTTTTTAACGCGAGTGGAAATTTTTTTATATTTTGATATAAATTGTGTGTGAAATTATGCTTAAAAGAATAAAAAAGGAGTTAAAAAATGCAAGTTGATGGAAGAAAAGCAAGAAAATTGACACCAAATCAGTTAAGATTTGTTCATGAATTTTGTTATAATACTTTAACTGGTAAACAGTCTGCATCTGAGTCTGCAAGAAGAGCTGGTTATTCTGAGAAGGTAGCAAGAAAAGCGGCGTATGAATTACAGAACCCAAACAAATATCCATTAGTTGCTGAAGCAATTTATGATTTAAAAAAAGAACTTACACAAAAGTATTCTGTTAATATGGATAAGCACTTAGCAAGATTAGATGAACTTGGTAAAAGAGCTGAGGAAGAGAAACATTATTCTGCAGCGATTAATGCTGAAGGTTTAAGAGGTAAGGCTTCAGGATTGTATGATCCTACAATACGAATGGAGAGTGCAATAGAAAACTTGTCTAGAGATCAACTTGTTGAGAAGCTGAACGAACTACAGAAAAAAGGTGTAGGTATAAAAGGTGAAGAGAATGTCATTGATGTAACTGCTGATGAGGTTCAGACTGATGATAGCAAATTAATTAAGCATCAAGACTGAGGTCTAATATCAAACATAATAGTTTCAATACACCAACCATCTATCCAAAATGTTTTAATGCCTTCTTCAAAAGCGATAGTCTCAAGCATTTTTATTCGTTGTATTTTGTTTATCTCACATCTGACTTTATCAAACCAAACCTCTTGATTTGTTTTTACAGTTGGCCATCCTTGGACACTTATCATGGTAACTAAGATCCAAATCTTTATCATTTTTGTATCCCAATATTTTTTACATTTAACATTAAATATTTTGTAGCATGAAAGAGAGTAACTTTGTTAAATTAATTAGGAAACATCTAACAATTTATAATTGGTTCAGGATAGAGACAACAACTGTATTAGGTTTCCCAGACATGATTGGTATTGCTCCACAAATGGATACGATATTTGTTGAAACAAAAGTTGCCAGAAGCCACCGCGTATCATTCAGTCCTCATCAATTTGCTATGAGTAAAAGATTATCAGAGTTAAGTGATAAGTCTGCATACGTTCTTGTGTATGATGAACTTGCGAAGCCCTCTCTTGGAGCGAGAGAAATCCTATATGGGGCGTGGGACGTGGTAAAACTGCAAAAAACCACGCAAGACGTACCAATATTGGCGGTTGGTTGGGCAGCGATCCATGATTATTGGCGCAAAAGACATGAAAAAAGCGTAGAAAACCGCGAATTATAACTTACGATAATTTTTATTATTGTAAGTTATATGATACATGGGCAGAAAACCGCGAAAAAATATAAAAAAGCCTAGGGTACCTGTAAAAAATGAAAAAAATGGCGGGATTCTGCGGTTCCTGACCCCCCTTAAAATGCCCACGATAACGTTCGCGTGTTGACCTAGCGC